ACCCTGTGTTTTTGATAAAAAAGATCCTTCAAAATGCCCCGGTCATGACGAAGTTAAATACCCTCATCTTATTAATAATCGTTGCGATTCTACCCTAATCTACTGGCTGGTAGGATCTGAGTACCTAAACTGTGAAGAAGAATTCATACGCATCTACCAGGACCTCATCACGCTAGGTCTGCCTGCCACCAAATCCTCCAAGGTAGATACCCCCGGTTGGATTTATGTTAAATTCCCTGATGAACCTGTACCCCGTATCTCCATAACTGTGAAATCCGAGGCCAGACCAGATGCTGCCTTTGCTAGAGTATCTCCTCACGGAATTATAGCGTGTGAGGCCGGTCAGCTTTCTTATAACACCTTCAATCTAATGAACTCTCGCACTATTGGGCGCCGTGGCTGGATGTGGCTGATAGGAACTATTGAGAAGTCTCAGCCCTGGTTTCCTGCGATGGCCGTTGCATGGTCCATAGAAACGGATTCACGAAAATCCTTTGAATTACCTACCTACTCAAACAACTTTTTATTCCCTCTTGGCATTGAAGACCCAGAGATCCAAAGGTTACGCCAGGAAAATTCTGATGACTTCTTCATGGAACGTATCGCAGGCAAATCGGTACCTCCAGAGGGTCTAGTTTTTAAAGAATTCAATATCGGAATGCACGTATCTGAGGATTCAGTCTACATCCCAGACGAAACCGTCTACATATTCCAAGACCCTGGCTTTGCAGGTGTCCATGCCCTGGAAATATGTCACAAAATAGATGGTCAGTACCGAGTCTTTGATGAATTCCATGAATATAACGCCCTAACCGAGGACGTAATTTACTGGTGTACCCAGCAGGTTTGGTGGAAGGAAACTAAAGAACTCGCTATAGACCCATACTACAAAGATGTTCACCATTCTCAGGGTTCAATCGAAGAATTATGGTTCTCAAAGGTAGGGCTTATAGCTGCCAAGAATCACCGCATGCAGATTAATCTATCCGATGAGCGATTGGCCCAGTACCTGCACGTAAATCTCACTACTCATAAGCCCGGTATAATTTTCAATCCCAAATGTGTAGGCATTATCTCTGAGTTCGGAGCCATACCGTCACCCCACTCAGGGCATGGTGAAATTATGGCCTATCGCTGGAAAACAGGAGATAATGTACACTCCATAGGAACGCATCCTGTCTCCTCTAACTGTGACGGCATACGTGCCCTGGAAGCGGGTATTACCCACTATGAGGGTATCAATTCTGATATTATTAGACCGGGCGTAACCCGCAGAGGTGGACAGATCATAGGTAAAAGACGGATGGGATTGCCTCACGAGAGGCTGAAGAAGTAAAGTTCAAATAATAGACTAATGACTCTGTGCTAGAATGACCATGAAACTTGGGGTAGGTGGCGGTGGTGGTTCAACAACTAAACGGCTCTATAAATGGCTCTGCAAATGGACTTCCTGATAGCAACACCGTACAGGGAAGGCAGCTTGAGGCGTTTATTAGACAGTATGAACCTGCCCAGTTGCGGCGCCGAATTCAACTGCGTGAACAATCCCTCGCCCCGCTCTACAAAAGATTTGATAACGACTTCAACCTACGTATAGGCCAGACCTTTAATGGTATTGATAATGACCTGTACGATTCTGATGATTTTCTCCACTACACCAGTAATGAGCCTCAAAACTTTGGTAAGAAAATCACTAACTGGTACAACAACTCATCTCTTATCATTCGTATCGCTGCCGAGGGACGCTCTGAGGCCCTAACTCGTGTGGACTCTACCAAGGAACGACTGGGGTACGGCCTTCTTAACTCCATAGACAAACGCTTAAAACGTAAGGGTCAGAATCCTTTACGTAATCAGAGTGGTTGGCAGATAGCCATACGTGGCCCTGTCTTTGCTCGTACCATACTTACAGTTGACCAACAGGGCCAGACGATTGTTGATGTCACTCCCTGGGACCCACGCAATGTGATATGGGATTACGGCCCTGACGGGCTGGCCTGGTGTGCCTATAAGATTGCCAAGACTCGTGACCAGATTCAACGAGAATATGGTATTCAATTAGATAACTCCACTGATGAATTTAATGCTCAAGACCAGACCGGGATCGTCGTCTATGATTTTTACGACGATGTAATTAATGCAGTCTTTACAGAAGACATGCAGGTTCTCAAGCCTCCATCACCACATATGATGCCTAGAATTCCTGTGGCTTATTCCTTTGGTGGTTCTATGCCACTTTTATCCAATGCCTCCTCATCAGGTTCGGCATCATCCACAGGACTATCCAATAATGATAATGCCATTCAGTACTTTTCTGAGTCCATTTACGAGACCAACCGAGAGGTCTACAAGTGGGAGAATTATCTTCTATCTATTGGACTCCATCTAGCCGCTGAGGCACGAGATCCTAAGAAACTCATATCTTCTAATGATGGAACTCGCACCTTGGATGCGGATGCGTCTCTACCAGGAGCTGAGATTCCTATCTCCGTCCGTAACATGGAGAGAGTTGATAATATCCCTTCGGTAGAGATGACCAACACGGCATCTCAGATGTTGGGACTGATACAGTCTCAGGTACAGCAGGGTTCTCTTTCTCCTATTCACTTTGGCAATACGCCATTTTCACTATCTGGATTCGCTATTAATTCCCTGGGAGTATCAGCAGAAGAAAAGATTCAGCCTGTGATTGAACAGGGCGAAGACTTTTATCTCATGATGCTGGAAATACTTATGGAGCAGTATTCCACCGGTATGTTCCCTACCCTGACCGTATCTGGTCGCAGCAGGGACGGGAGTGGTTTCAGTGAGACTATCCCGTTTGAGGTTGCTCAGATCGGTGGGGAGATGAACATCGAACTAACTCCTAACCTCCCAGAAGACGATATCCAGAAGATTCAGCAGGCCCAGTTGCTACGCCAGCCCGGTGTGGATGGTATGCCTCTGGTGGACGACCAGTGGATTAGAGACAACACCATGAAGATTCGTGATGTTGATAATATGGAAGACCGTCTTAGAGGCCAACTGGCAGAGCGCGGCTCCCCATTAGCTACGGCCTATACCAACTGGCAGGCGGCTGTGAATAATGGAGACCAAGAACTAGCATTCATCTACCAGCAGCAGGGCCAGTTCATCATGTTCCAAATGTACGCATCAACTCAGGGTATGATTGTTCCACAGCTCCCTCCAGTTCAGGGACCTGAGATGGGTAGCCCTGCCGCGAATATGCAACAGAATACGGGTGGTGCTGGTGTGCCTCCACAGGCAAGCCCACCTCAAGCCAATGGACAATTGAACGCACCGAGCCAGCAGGCAGGGCCTAACGTGCCACCTGGACAGCCAAGACCCGGTGCCCAGGCACAACCATTACAAACAGGACAACCGGGACAACCGGGAGGATAAGTTATGGCACGAGCAAGACAGAATCAAGACGTCAACGGGCGGCTCGTATCGACATCTATCTTTGATGATGAGGGTAATGAGACGGCTAGATTTGACACTGTTACCGGCCACCAGATTGCCGGGGAGGGTCTAGGTCCTAGAGTAGTAGATGGCGTACGAGAAATGGGCAAAAATCGTCGTGGTGGTAGGAGCGATATTCCTGATAGATTTTATGATAAAAAAGGCAGGCGTGTAACGAAGAAGGTTACCTACTCCAGAGAAACCTCAGGTCCAAACGAAGGGAATTATAAACTAGTAGACGACCCAGATAATCCAGGAGACAAAATAGTTGAGAAGCTAGTCACCTGGAAGACCAAGGACGGAGACTCTGTTAAATCAGAAGATGTTACCCCTGAATTTCGTGGTGGTACTAGCGATAGAAGAAGTAGAGGGGATGACCGTGATAATCCACCTATGTACTCCCCCGCTGAAGACCTACTAGCAGATACACCATGGGCAAAGCCAAATCTTGAAAATCCGAAGGGGGATACTATGAAAGAAGTAGAGCGTCTAAAAGCCTTATACGTAAAAGGTCTTCGTGGAGGGATAACTTCTGAGGAGAAAAGGGCAATACTTACCCAGCTTCAGAATACTGGAATGTTGTTTGAAACCGCAGTTGCTCTCTTGAGGGATATTGACTTCTCAGTTACGGGTTCTGTCGATGACCCATTTATGGTTGAGGCAGATC